CAACCGTGTTAGCTTACGCAGCTTCAACACAAGCATCTGAGTCAGGGCCTCATGTAGGTACTGCTCAACTAGGAGGAGACCCTTTACCATGGATAACGAAGTACCCGGGAATATTGAGACAATTGACCATATTACAGCACAACGCAGAAGGCGTAGGGTTGATAAATGCAAGTCCGGAGTTAGACGGCGTCGTAAGGCGTTTGCCGCTAGTCGTAGGTTCAGGAAGTAAAATCTACCCTTCGTTTAGTTTAGAGATGCTAAGAGTTGCTGTTGGCGACCCAAGCTATCAAATCAAGACTGGTCAAGGAGTAGAGTGGATACGTATACCAAACTACAACCCTATAAACACAGACCCAAATGGAAGAATATGGATAAACTCCAATGTATCTTTCTACAGACAAACGGCATCAGAGTATATGGCAGACCCAATACCTGCTCCGTTTGTTATATTTGGAGTTACAGCAGAAGGAGTGGTAAACCCAGTACCTACTGCAGGAGGACCTAAATATCCTCACGAAGTACAAGCAAATGTACTACACAATTTAATCGAAGGAAAGTCACTTAGTCAACCAGCATGGGCTTTGTCTGCAGAGCTAGGAATATTACTTGCGAGTCTGCTTTTAATACTTATGACAGGCCGCAGCGTCTATTTTAGCGTGCCTGTGCTGGTTGCCCTGATAGTAGGGCAAGGTTACTTATCTTTACGATTAATCGAATCTTCTTACTTGTATGACGCTTCTGCAACTATTTTACTCGGATTTTTATTCTGGACTATTATCACATTCCGTAATTTCATTACACAGTTTTTCTTGAGATTGCAAATTAAACAACAATTTGGAACGTATGTTAGTCCGGACTTGGTAAAAAAATTACAGGACGACCCAACATTACTGAGATTGGGTGGGGAGACAAAACGTATGACTTTTCTTTTTTCTGATATTCGAGGATTCACACCGATTTCAGAAAAATACCAAACAAATCCCCAAGGACTTACTTTACTCATCAATCGTTTTCTCGACAACCAAACAGAAATTATACTAAAACATGGAGGTACTATTGATAAGTACATGGGAGATTGTATTATGGCTTTCTGGAACGCCCCACTAGATATTGAAGAACAAGAACGAAAAGCCACAGAAGCAGCTATCGAAATGAGAATAGCACTAGGAGAACTAAATGAAGAACTTGATGAAGAGGGACTGGACCAAATACATACAGGAGCGGGAATCAATTCTGGACTCTGTGTTGTCGGTAATTTTGGTAGTAGCAGTCGTTTTTACTATAGTGTACTCGGCGATGCAGTTAACCTTGCAGCAAGGCTAGAATCTAGTTGTAAAGAGTATGACACAGATTTAATAATATCCGAACACAGTTTAGTTGACGGATTTGACTACAAATTCTTGGATGAAGTTACAGTAAAAGGAAAGTCCGAACCAGTTAAAATTTATACCATTGAAAAATAAATCTTGACTTTCTTCTCCAGTTTTGGTATAATTCTTTCATATGAAAAAATAATTTCAGGTGTTCAAGGGAGAAAAACATGGAAGCGCACGAAGTGGCCGCAGAATTAGCAAAACACGAGGCTATCTGTGCGGAACGTTGGAAAACTATCTTTAATCGAATAGAGCAAGTAGATAAGGACAGCGGAATAAGGTTCGATAAACAAGACACTAGTATAAATAGATTAGAGACTATACTTATAGCAGCTAGTGGTACAGGTCTTTGCGCAGCCGCAGGAATAATTTGGCAGTTATTGTCAATGCAATAGGAAATCACAAATGGAAATAAATTACAATAAAAAAGATATGACTGCTTCAGATACTAAACAAGTATCTAAAACAGAAAAGGTATCTTCACCAATCTTTCAAAAAAGACAGCATTGGTGTTTTATGGAGAATGGAAGAATTCGAAAATTTGACTCAAAAGTCGAGGCTGAAAAAGCACTAAAGGAGTAAACTATGCCAAAAGGTAAAGGAACTTACGGTTCGAAGGTTGGAAGACCTAAGAAGAGAGGAAAGGGTAAAAAGAAGAAGGGAATGAGACATCATGCCTGCTAAACGCAGAAAAAGAAAAAAAGCGCCTAAAGGGTTTCACTATATGCCCAACGGCAAGCTAATGAAGGGTAGTAAACATGGCGGTAAAAAGAAAAAGAAGAAGTAAAGCTTCTGCTAAAAAACGTAACATACCTACCAATAAAAAATTATACGCAAGGGTAAAAGCTAAAGTTAAAAGAAAATTTAAAGTTTACCCTAGCGCATATGCAAATGCATCTCTTGTAAAACAATACAAGGCAGCAGGAGGTAGATATAGACGTGGCTAAAACTGGACTAAAGAAATGGTTTGGCCAGAAGTGGGTAAACATAGGAGCTAAAAAGAAGAAGGGTAAATATCCTCCTTGTGGACGCTCTAAAGCAAAGAAAAGCAGAAAAGGATACCCCAAATGTGTACCAGCAGCAAAAGCTGCACGAATGAGCAAAAGTCAGATTAAATCGGCAGTACGTCGAAAGAGGTCTAAGAAGCAGGGAGTTGGTGGAAAGCCTACCATGGTTAGAACTGCTGCAAGGAGAAAGAGACGTGGCCGTTAGAAAGAAAAGAGACGGAAGACTAAAGAGAGCAGGAGTCAAAGGATTCAATAAACCAAAAAGAACTCCTAGCCACAGAAAAAAATCACACATAGTTGTAGCGAAAGTTGGAAAGAAAATAAAAACTATTCGCTTTGGACAACAAGGAGCCAAGACCGCAGGTAAAAGAAAAACTGGAGAGTCGTCTAAAATGAAAAAGAAGAGAGCTTCTTTTAAGGCTAGACACGCTAAGAACATAGCCAGAGGTAAGATGTCAGCGGCATACTGGGCTAACAAGGTAAAATGGTAATGAAAGACTTTTTAAAGAAAGTATGGAATATTATAAAGGGTGAGGATAAAAACTGGGACGGCAACGTAGATATCAAAGACAAAATGATAGCAGCCAAACAGAAAGTAAAAATCACTACAGATAATATAGGATAATGAGTCTGCACCGCAAAGAGATATCGAAAGACATTGATTTGCTACTAACACTTATCTCGACTATACGAGAAAAGTACCACCAGAGATTAGAGTGGAGTAAGAAACTACAAGTAATACTCCATTCCCCAAAAACAATTCACAATAAAGTGCGATTACAAAAGCACTTAGAAAAGAAGGCAATATAGCCTTATTAACGGAGAAACAGAATGAGTATTAAATTATTAGGCGCACAAGAAGCTTGCGGCACTACGGTAGGAGCAGCGTCTACTTTTAGTGGAGGACCAAACGTAAGGTTGTTCAATTCTGGTGCTACTATCAGATTAGTAACAGTAGCCAACGAAGCAGATGCAACATTAGCAACTATATCATTAGATGCAAAAGCAGTAGTAATAATTGCAAAAAAAGCTTCAGACCAAGTATTCGCTGCACACGCAGAAGTACTAGGTGTTGGTTGCATAACAGAAAACTAAAGGTGAAACAAATTGATGTTAGAAGAGCGTGGTTAGAAGAGACTGCGTTAACTTCTACTAAACACCTATCACAGATAAGCAATAAAAAAGCACTAGGAGCGGAAAGAACTGTAGCAGAAAAAGAACTTGCTAAAGTATCTGCCGCTTACTTATATCTACTAAACCTTTGTCATGAGTTCGAACTCTTAGACGAAGGTGACCCATTTAACCTATTTGAAAACGAATTGATACATTGATTGAAGTAAGCAGAACAGACATAGTTCCAGATTATCTGATGGACTACCCTACAGAAGATAGATTCATAAAGCTTCCTATCGAAGGCTATATGGAGCTTTTAGGCATAAAACCTAATTCTTCTCAAACAGCTATTATCAATGCTATCAACAATCCTAAGTATCGTTTCGTTACTGCAGCAGTATCTAGACGACAAGGAAAAACATATATTTCAAATATCATCGGGCAATTAGTATGCTTAGTTCCAGGAGCTAATGTACTACTTATGTCGCCCAACTACTCACTATCCCAAATATCATTCGACTTGCAAAGAAATTTGATAAAGCACTTTGACTTGGAAGTTACGAAAGATAATGCAAAAGATAAAGTTATAGAACTATCTAATGGTTCTAC